CAGACCAAAGGAAAGAAGGACTGGAATGAGCAGTGGATCTGCAGCTGCCTCGCCGCACATACCAACCATGATCTTCTCCTTGTTGCCCTCGCCGATGAGGAACTTGAGAGAACGGAGAACGGATGGCTGGTAGACCTCGTAGAGGTAGGCAACGCGATCATTGCCGCGGTCAGCACACATGGTGTAACCGATGAGGTCGTTGGTACCAATAGAGAAGAAGTCGCACTCACGAGCCAGCTTGTCTGCAATCAGAGATGCAGATGGGGTCTCAATCATGGTGCCGACCTCAATGTCCTTGTTGTAAGCTACGCCCTCAGCGTCCAGCTCACGCTTACACTCCTCAACAAGAGCCTTTGCCTCGCGGACCTCGTCAACAGTGGTAACAAGAGGAAGCATAATCTTGATGTCGCCAAATGCGGATGCGCGGAGAAGAGCGCGGAGCTGAACCTTGTACTGTTCAGCATTGTTGAGGCAGTAACGGATAGCGCGGAAGCCCATGAATGGGTTCTCCTCAGCCTTCATGTTGAGGTAAGGAATCTCCTTATCGCCACCAACATCAAGAGTGCGGATGATGACAGGCTTATCCTTCATGCGTAGAGCAACCTTCTGGTAAGCAGCAAACTGCTCTTCCTCACTTGGAAGCTCCTTTGCGTCCATGAACAGGAACTCGGAGCGGAAAAGACCAATGCCCTCAGCGTCAGCTTCAACTGCGCCGTTAGCATCATCTGGGTTGCCGATATTAGCAACAAGCAGAACCTTGATGCCGTCAGCAGTTACGGTCTCCCTGCCACGATAAGCCTCAAGAGCGGCCTTCTCTGCAGCATAAGCCTCAGCCTGAGTCTTGTACTCAGCAAGCTCAGCCTCAGAAGGATTAACAACAACCTTGCCATTGGTGCCGTCGACAACAATAGCGTTGCCAGTTGCAACCTCAGAAGTGATGTTAGGAACAGAAAGAACTGCAGGAATCTCAAGAGCACGAGCAATGATTGCGGAGTGAGAAGTACGACCACCAGTCTCGGTAACAATACCTGCAACGTGGTCCTTATCGATGTCTGCGGTCATAGAAGGAGTCAGCTCATGGCAGACAATGACGGAGTTCTCTGGAAGTGTGGAGAGGTCAACAACCTCTTTACCAAGAAGGTCAGCGAGAAGACCAGTCTTTACGTCAGCAACGTCTGCAGCGCGCTCACGGAAGAGCTCATCCTCCATGCCAAGGAACATGTTGTAGTACATGTCGTATGCGTCACTTACAGCCTGCTCAACGCAGGTGCCACCGTCAATTGCGCCGTTAACAGCCTCTTTGATGCCCTCATCCTCTGCAAACTCAATGTGAGCACCCATAATTGCAGCAGCTTCCTCGCCCACCGTCTTGGTCATGCGCTCAATCTGCGCATTTGTCTGTGCGATGAACTTAGTTACAGCCTCTGCGTAACGAGCCTTCTCTGCAGCTGTATCTTCAACAGTGTGTGGAGTAAAAGTAAGATCTGGATCTACGGCAACCTGAGCAGCACCGATGCCGATTCCATTGGACGCATTGACTCCCTCAAACATACTTGCTCCTATCATTGTCCGCGAAGCGGTGCGTATAGTTCTGCATGACTGCCCAAAAGGACAACAGTCGCAGAGTCAAACCTATCTTTGTACAGAGTAACATTTTTTTGACCTGTTACGTTGTGAGTATCGTTAAATAAATTTCAATAAAAAACACTTGGCGAGAAATTACTTCTTGCCAAGTGTTTATGCGTTCACGATAGTAAAAGCGTTATGTATGCTTCATGCAATGCGAGTGCTCAATCTGAGGGTTTCTCGCCAGATGAACTACGTGTTCTAGCTGCTATTACTACTCAGAATCTGCCAGCCAAGATGACTTGCCCTCGCGGCTCTCCTCTTTCTGGCGAGCAAGCTGAATCTCTTCTGCGATAGAAGCAGGCATTTCTCGGCCCATCTTCTTGTAGAGAGCAGTGACAACACGATCGATGGTTGCGCGCTTTGCGATTCCTCGGCTTGCTGCAGTTGCCGTTCCGCAAGCAGAAGCGTAGATAAGCGCAGTGTCGTAATCATAGCCAGCGGTGGTCTTTGCCAAAAAGCCTGCAACCATGGAGTCACCAGCGCCAGTTGCGTTAACAAGGCGAATCTTTGCAGTTGGGACAATGTGCTCAGTACCGTCCCCGTCCAGGAGCAGCGAACCTGCACCGCCGCAAGAGACGATAACGTTGCGAGCGCCGCCGTCCTGGAGCTTCTTTGCAAATGGAATGCACTCTTCTGGAGTCTCTGGACTTGCACCAAAGATACGGCCAACCTCGTGGTTGTTAGGCTTGATCAGGAATGGTTGAGCCTTAATAGCCTCCATAAGCAGCTGACCAGGAGCGTCAACAACAAACTGAATACCGCGACCAGCAAGCTGAGCCATAAGGCGAGTGTAGATATCCTCTGGAAGCGAGCTTGGAATAGAACCGGTAAGAACCAGGGTGTCACCTGCGCCAACAACATCCATGCGCTCCAGCAGCTCATCAACCTTTTTCTCCGGAATGCGTGGACCATTGCCGTTGACCATAGTCATAACAATGCCGTTAAGCTTGACATTAATGCGGGTAAAGCCTGAATCCAGCTTGACGAAGTTACTTGGAATACCCTGACGCTGAAGATCACTCAGCAGGTATTCACCAGTAAAGCCACCGACAATGCCCATAGCAACGGTGACCTTATCAAGCTCATTGAGAAGCGTAGAGACGTTAATACCATTACCACCGCAGTGCAGCTCTTCTGATGACGAGCGGTTGGTAAAACCCATGTCCAATGTGTTTGGGTGCATGACATAGTCAAGCGCGGGATTAAGCGTCATTGTGTAAATCACGGCGAGTCCTCCGAACTACAATAAAATCATGGAGACTTCAGTATGACGCAATCGCTCTCAACAAACAATTAGAAACTAGCGACTCACAAAAAATAAAAACCCCGACGCATGCCGGGGTTTGAAATTCAAATGGTGGATCGTCAGGGGTTCGAACCCTGGACCTTGGGATTAAGAGTCCCCTGCTCTACCAGCTGAGCTAACGATCCAATTAACGTTTCGAATGGGGTGGGAAAAGGGGCTCGAACCCTCGACCTACGGAGCCACAGTCCGTCGCTCTGCCAACTGAGCTACTCCCACCATTTGGCCACCTCATGAAACGCAGCTAAATCATTATTACAGAATCAGAAAAAGATGCAAGCGAGAAACGCAGTTTTTTCAAACTCTTTTTTGATTTTCTTAGAAATCTGCCGGAGCAACGGGTTTCTCGCCAAACAAAATGCGGAGAAGAACGAGCTTCTCCGCAGGTTATTTCATGCACTATACGAGCAGGTATATGGTGGTATGGCAGTGGTGCGGTGTCAAGAAACCGCAATCAGTCCGCTTAAAGCCGCAGACTGTATCTAGAAACCGTGAGCCGTAAGTGCTGCATCCAGGCGATCCAGCGCCTCTTCAATCTCCACACGAGGGGCTGCCAAATTCCAACGCTTGAAGCCCTGGGCAGCCTCGCCAAAGAAGACTCCGTCGGTGAAGAAGAGCTGAGCCTCAAACTGCAACAGGTGGTCGAGCTCTTCTGGGGTAAGGCGAAGGTCTCTGAAGTCAAGCCACTGGAGGTAGGTTCCCGTGATTGGTGCAAGCTTCACCCGAGGGTGCTTGGTGGCGAAGAAGTCCAGGACCAACTTCTGGTTATCGTCAACTGCCTTGATGCATGCGTCCAGCCATGCCCCACCCTTGCTATAAGCCAGCTCACAGGCCTTGAAGCTGATTGGATTGCATGAGGTGGTCTCTCGGGCCTGCAGGCGCTTCTCGAGGCGGCTGCGCAGTTCTGGATTGCTCACGATGATGTTGCTGAACTGCGTGCCAGCAAGGTTGAAACTCTTTGAAGCGCTTGTGCAGGTAATGGTACGCGCTGCGACTTCATCGGAAACTGTTTCAAAGACGGTATGCGTAGAACCTGGCATGATGAGGTCGTGGTGGATCTCGTCGGCGACCACGATGAGGTTGTGCTTAACCGCAATCTCTGCGATGCGCGTAAGCTCTTCTTTGGTCCACACGCGACCGCTTGGATTGTGGGGTGAACACAGGATGATCATGGTGTTCTTTGGCTCGGCGGCAAGTTTCTCAAGCAGGTCAAAGTCAATGTCGTAGTGAGGACCCTCTGACAGGACAAGCGGGCACTCTACCAGCGCACGGTTATTCTCCTCAACTGCCATGTAGAACGGATGGTAGACAGGAGTAAACAGGATGACACCCTCGTCTGGCTGAGTGAACTCGGCAACAGATGCAAAGAGCGCAGGCACCACGCCTGAAGAGTTGAGCAGCCACTCTGGTTTTACATCCCAGTTGTGGCGGGTCTTCATCCACTTGCACACAGCCTGCTTCATCTGATTGGTTGGAACGGAATAGCCAAGGATTGCGTCATTGATGTATTCCTTGAGGCCTTCGACAATCTCTGGAGCTGTGTGATACTCCATATCAGCAACGGAAAAAGGTGGAATACCAGGAGCTACATCAGGATTAACGTCATACATGACGTTCCATTTTCTAGAACCAGTGCCAGCGCGATCAACGCGTGATTCAAAATCGTAAGACATAGTGTCTCCATTCACGTAAGCCTGTAATCAGTGTAGCTGCTTTTAGTGTAACTACTTTTTCTTTTCATTTGTCATTCTTCTGATAAGAAAATCTTTGATGGCACGACGTATTTGCAATCCTTATTGCTATAATGAACGACGCTATATGTCTCCTTAGCTCAGCTGGATAGAGCGTCGGTCTTCTAAACCGCAGGTCGCGCGTTCGAATCGCGCAGGAGGCACCAAAAACCCAAGGTAGATGGCTTTCCATCTACCTTTTTTGTTAAAATTTTTATCAGCTGCCTCCATTTTGCCTCCAAACTGTATGGCTACTGTAAAAGTAGAATACCTGTTCGAATAAAAGTTTTAACTATTTAGATAGGTAATTTACCTCGAGATATTCAAAAGAAGAGAATTGAAGGGAAAACGTCGTTATTAACCGTATTGAAACAATCAATAGAGAAAAGCGGTTAAATTTAGCGTTACAAATTCCCAGTTAAACGGCTTGTTGTAAGGCGTTTTAAGGCGCGCAAAAATCAAAATGGAGTATTTATCCATGAAAAAAGCCCCTCTCGTCGAAACGAGAGGGGTAAATATTACTTAATTCCAGTGATGTATCCATCGTTGTTGGTTGTGACTGTAATGTCTCCTGTGAGAAGCTTTCCATCCTTGTCGAAGGCACAGATATTGTCTGCTCCAACTCCATAAAGACAATCTTCAACTCGTGAGCCGTCAGAGCGTAGGTAGAACCAGTCACCATCAAGCTTAAGCCAGCCAGTAATCATACGACCAGTCTCATCGAGGTAGTACTTCTTACCGTCACGCTCAGCCCAACCCGTGGCCATACGACCGTCAGAGCCTAACAAGTACCAGCTTCCGTTGTACTCAAGCCACTTATCAGCTTCGAGAGCTCCACTGTCATCGAAGTGCCACCAACACTTCTCAGATCCTTCCCAAGAAGCATGGACCCAGCCTGTGAGCATCCAACCGGATTCATTGAAGTAGTACCACTTCATGCCTACACGATACCAGCCGACGGCATACTCGCTTGATGACTCACCAGTCTGGTACCACCAAGAACCTTTGCCGTCGGTATGCCAGCCAATCTCAGAAGTCGAGCGGGCACCAGTCATTACCTCGTACCAGTAACATACACGCTCCATATAGTGAGCGTTCTGAGAGCCCGCGAGCTCGCCAGGACAAGCGGTTGCAGCAATCTGATTGTGCGGTCGAACATTACCACCCCAGCGAGGGTAACCAAGTCCATACTTAATAAGCAACGCCGCAACAAGATGCGCTCCACTTTCCTGAGTGGTCTCTGAAACTGTCCATGGGTTCGCATGATCGTTAGCGTGTTCGATGGAAATACTGCGCTGGTTTTCTTCCCAGCGTCCTACAGCATAAGCCGTGTCACTTTCATAGACATGTTGAGCAATTGCTCCTCCATTATCTACCGAGTAATGTGCACTGACGAAGCCATTTGCTGACCACATTGCAGCAATGCTGTAAGGTGAAGAGCCAACAGAAGCCTCATGATGGACAGCGATGTACTCAACCTTATGACCTCCACGCCCTGCAGTATATGAAGTCGTAGGCGCCCATACGTCAGCGGTAATTTCACCTGAAAAATCAGCCATTAGCGCTCTCCCCCGTCTAAAGGGCTCACGCTTGGTTTGTCGTAAGTCATTGCACGTTCAGAATCGCTAATACCTTTTGTTGTTGGGTCAACGGTAACACCGATAGCACCAAGGACAGCCACAACCACGGTACCAATGAGGTAAGGGTTACTAAGAAACTTCACGAACAAATCAGCTAAGCTACCCCAAGTAGTAAGGTCAGAGTATGCTAGTCCCAGATATGCCAGGACAGGACTCATGACAATACCCGCCATGCCAAGCCACCAAGCTGGGTTATGAAGACGCACTTTCCAGTTAATCATTGTTGTTGCTCCTTTACTTCTCAAGTCTAGTAATGCGTGAGTCTAGATTTCTCACGTCGGTTTTGACCTCTGCAAGGTCTGTTGCTGCTTTTTTTGAGACTTCGTCCGCCCTTCGGGCCACAATACCGACCACGGAAAGCTCAGCTGTATGCTGAGTCAGCGTGGCAGTTAAGTCAGAGAGCGACTGCTGATACTTACTCAGCTGCTCATTCATGACTTGCTGGCGCGTTTCTAAGCGTGTGAGTGTATTGGTAACGTTGCCTTTCCAAGCATCCTCTTTCTCACGCTCTTCTTTAGAGCGAGATTGAAGAGTTGATACGGAAACTAAACAGCCAAGAAAAGCTGCAACGCCAGTAATAAGGAAGCCGACCATCTCAGCTGTGATATTCATAGCTGTCTCCTTAATGCCTCACTGTATAAGTAAGAGATCCCTGTCGCCAGGCGTTGGAGACAGTGCCTCCCATGTCTTGCAAATAGATGTTTCCATCTGGGCGAGCAGAAATGGCTGTAATAACGTCAGCGTGACCGGGGCAGAAACCAGAGTTATACACGATAGATTCTGTACTGTCAGAGATTGAACCGTACTTTTCATGATCTACTAGAGGCGGTCTTGCTCCTTCAGGAATGGTGAAGGGGCATCTAACCGCGTCATAAGCAACGTTATTTGCGAGCCAGGCACGAACCTTAATGGTCACAGAATCACCAGTGCGGTAGATGTGCCA